ATCGCCTTGCCGAAGTGTGACATCGCCAGAGGAATCGCACCAGAAGCGGCGAACCACTCGTGCGTCCTCGGCATCAGTGGCTCATGATCGACTGGTGTCCAGGCCAGAACAGGAAGTTGGGCCATGATCCCGGCTGTCAGAACCCAGGGATCGGTCAGGGTAACGACCAGACCCTTCTGGCTATTCGCCCAATGGGTGTAGTGGGATCCGATGACGTCGTTCCCGTAGTTGTTCCTGCCACCGGGGTAGACGACAAAGCCCTTGCCCTTCGGATCTTGCCATCCGATTCTGCTTCCCTTCAGACCGTAGAATGCCGAGAAGGCAAGACGATACCCAAGATCGACAACCCTGGGGCCGAACAGTCCGGTCTGGGTTCCATAACCCGTTGCTGCCCAAGGGGCGTTCGAGTGCCAGAGAATCGGCGTGCGGGTATCCTCAATGGCTTCGACTGGTTTGATGTCTTCCACGGTCCTCCTCAGAGTGTTTGGTCTACTCTCCAATCCTACCGAGAAATCAGCATGCCTGACGATGAAGAAGGGCCCCGTTTCCGGGGCCCCTCAGGGTCGAACCTCTCAGGTTTCTGGTTACGTGAACTTGTACCAGAAGACCATCAGGTCGTCAGCACCGACGTTCGCGCCCGGAACGACGGATCCTGCGCCGCTGGCAGAGCCTGCGACGAGGGTGGCAGTTGCCGTGATGTCCACCCATGCAGATCCGTTGCTGTCCTGGATCACGGAGACGAGACCGTCACGACCCTTCGACGTTGGCAGAGCGATCGGCGCGGTGCCGGCTCCCCGCAGAATGCTGATCCTCAGCTCAGCGGGCTCACCTGACGCGTTCTTCCCTAGCCGCTTATGATCGAAGCGTGGCATGTCTCACCTCCTCTAGACCGAGACGTCGACGTCGTAGGCGACGGCTGTCGCCTCTGGGACTGCGACCTTCGCGTCGACACGCGCCGTCACGATGAAGCTCGTCGCACCTTCGCGCGGATCGCGCCAAGTCTCGAACTTCATGTTCCGGTGATAGCCGGCGTAGAGGTTGTTGCGGTTCGCGAGCAGGATGCTCGACTTGTTGGCGGTGATCCCGAAGGACGGAACGCCGACGACCTTGATCGACTGGTACCGGAGCTCGCCGGTTCCCGTCAGCATCAGGTCACCGAGAGCAGTGCCTCGGCTGGAGAGGATGTCGCGGTACTTCTCCTCGGTGCGCTTCGGCAGGTAGAACCGGCCGTCCTGCTCGAGGTTCCGCTTGAACCGATCCGGCAGAGTGTTGAGGAGGACACGGAAGACCTCCTGGTAGTCCTGCCCGTACGTGGAACCGTCGATCGCGTTGCCGTCCGACTTGGCCGTTGCGAGCCAGCCGTCGAGCAGCTTGAGGTAGTTGTCCGCACCGGAGACCGTGTCCCCGTTGACGAACAGCTCCTCGATGTCGAAGCCGAACTGATCGGAGATCAGCCGCTCGAGGCTCTGAACGAACCCCTGCCCTGCGACGTTGTCCTCGAAGACCTCGTCGGAGACCGGAATCTCCGCGCGAAGCAGGACAGTCGAGAGCTCGACGATGCCCGTCGATGGCTTGGCGAAGGTGTAGTCGCCGGCGTTCGTGAGGCGAGTTGCCTCCACACCTGGACGTGCGATGCGAGCGCCGAAGTCGATGATCGACTCCTGCCACTTCGCAGCGGCCGAGGTCTTCGTGACCACGTCCGCGAGCATGACCTGACTTGCAGCCATGAGCTCGATGAACTGGGTGACCTGCTCGACGCTGAGCGGTGCCTGACCCGCTGCGCCGAAGTCGGCTCCCACGCCAGTCAGGTGCGCACCCTGGTTGCCGTCCGTGACGACCAGGGCCTTCCTGAGCAGCTCTTCTGTGCTGAGTGCCATGTGCTTGTTTCCCTTCCTTCCCTGGTGTCGCGGTTACGCGGCGGACCGTGGCCGGAGTGCGGCCTTGATCGCGTCGCTGAGGTCTGGGGCCTTGGCCTCCGTGCCGTCCTCGTTGAGCTCCTGCCCGTCGAGTGACTTGCGGATGGTCAGGGACGACTCGATCCGCTCGATGCGGTCGAGGGTCTTCTCGATGATCTCGAGAATCGGCGTGACGCCGTCCTGCACTGCCTTGGCGATGTCTTCCGCGGTGAGGAGATCGACTGCATCCACCTCTGCGGCTGGCTCGACCGGGTCTGCCGGGGTGCCCTCGACGGGAACCTCGACCGACTTGGTGAGCTCCGTCAGCTTCTCGTTGATCGCTGCGAAGCGGCCATCGAGCTCGCTGGTCAGCTCTTCCTTCGTCATGTCGATGTCTTCCTTCCCTGTGAGGAGAGCCTTGATCTTCCCCACGATCGTAGTCGCCGCTTCAGTTGAATCGGCGCTGGAGTCTGTGCTGGCATCCGAGCTCTTGAGAACCATGAATCCAGGGATCTCATTGGCAGGATCGTCAACGCCAGAGACCTCCTTGATGATGAGCTGTTCGAGCTTGATCGCCACGGTCCGGATTGTACCCTCCCAATCACCGCGGAACACTCGGGCGCGGCTTGCCAACCCGTCGCTGCAGGCAATGGGATCTTACCCTCCAAAGGAAAGAGGGCCAGTTTCCTGGCCCTCTGAAGTCCGGAGACTCTTGGGAATCGTTGCCGGTACGAGTGGTTAGTTATCTCGCAACGGGTTTCACTAGTAACCCAAGCACCTTGCTATAAGAGGAGAACAGACCACAGTCAAAGAGGTAGCGAACCCCAGTGACACCTGCCTCCAGGCCCGACAACGTTCCCAACAGTCTCCGTACTGGACGGCGGTGAGTTACACTCTGGAGGTCTGCCTCGGTGTCGTTACCAGTCTGCTTGCCCTGGCACTTGACCCTACTACCTAACTCCTCAGTTGTGCTTCTCACCGCCGTCCACCTTACGACCACCCGTTACTCCGTCAGTCTCCGGCTGTATCGAACTCTTGGTACCACCGGTCTCCGCCTAAGCACTTGATGATCGTGGATCGAAGAGAGCAAGGAGCCGGGACTGTTGTCTACCGCACCTAGGGCCTCTACCCGGACTTCGGTTTAGGGTGCCCTTGCTCTCTTCGTCGTAGACTCATACTACACGGTCTATGGCGGTTTGTACACCCAGATATTGCAAGTTGTTTGTTAGCGAAATCGAGGGGTCTGTCGAGACCTCTCCTCGTTCCGGCGGGTGAAGTATCCGACGGCGAAGGCCCAACGAAGATAGGCTCCGATCTTCTCCTCGAGCCCGTGCTGAACTATCACTGCCCACAAAGACTCAGGATCACCGAACTCGTCTTCCTCATCACCAGGGCGAGAACCTTCGCGCATGTGGTTCCACAAGTCACGGAGCTCCAGGTCGATCTCAAGGAAGGCCGACATGGCCTCGGGGCTATCGTGCTTCAATGATCCCACGAAGTTTCGCCACGAGAGGTTGCTCCTCGATCCAACCAGGCTTGGGCATCGTTGACCCGAAGATCTCTGAGACTTCTTCATACGCGTCCCAGCCACCAAGCGAGAAGAAGTGGATCCTCCATTCGCTCTTCCTGAAGAAGTCAAGGAGGGCGTCCTGGTAGTCAGGAGCGATCTTGTTGATGTCACGGATGTTCGAGTGCGCATCGACCCACCAACGGTCCTGCTGCGTGATGAGATCGATTCTCGACCATCTGCGATGGTCCATGTTGGCGCGGCGAATCACCAGCGGCTGATCCATCAGCGCTCTCGACTTGCCTTGAATAATCGTCATCGCATCTGTCCTCTGGTCACGTTCCCGATGGTAACGACTGTCGAGAAGACTGCGCGGTCGAGAGCATAGGCGAGACCGGTCTTGTAGCAGAAGTTGTCCTTCTTCGAGCAGATGGCAAGACCACCACCGATGGTCTCCCCTTCCCACCCGATCTCTACCTCGGTCATCCCTCCAGTGGCAAGGAACTCATACTTGATTCCATCGAGGATGAGTGCCTCCCTGACTGCAGTCCTCGACAAGAGGATCTTCGGATCGGCACCCTTGATCGGGCGGAAGTGTCCAACGCGAATCTGGAAGCCGATGCTTCTGAGTATGGCGATCTTCTCGAGTGGGGTCATCAGTCTCTACCTGCTTTCATGGTTGTGATGACGACCCAGTCCTTGGTCGTGGCGTGAAGAGCATAGATCCTCTCCCCGTCTTCCGTCCAAGCGTAGGTCGTGTAGGCATGAGCCTTGTCAACTGGAGCCGAGAGCGTTCCAGGCCTAGAGGTCGAGAACCTGTTCTTGGCAAGGGCTTCGCGGACCTCGTCTGAGACCCTGGCAAGCTTCATCTCCGGGAACCTCTCTGCCGCCCGTTTCTTGGCATGAGCGGTTACCCGAACTGGAGTGCGCGTCATTGGTAGAGCCATTGGGTCTCCTTCGGATTGTGAACTCATTCTAGCGTGTTCGCTTCTTCCTCACACGTCTCTTCTTCTTCTTGTCGACTGCCAATCCTTGTGGTAGAGGCTTGACCTTACCAGACTGATCCAAGGACTTCGGCGATTGCCCTGGGCCGTCGAGGTCGTTCGTAGTGAAGGTCAAGACGGTTTCCAGGTCTTGCCGGCAGAACCCCAGATGGCGAGGCTAGCTATCTGCGCACCTTCCAAGAGATCGAGACCTTCTCTGCTCTTCTTGGTAGCCAGTTGATCCCAGACAACGAGCTCGACGCCGGCATTCACGAGCAGTGCTGCACAGGTCCGACATGGGGCATAGGTGCAGTAGGCGATCTTCCTTCCACCGAATCGCACCTTTACAACGGCATTGGCTTCGGCATGGATACAGTCACACTTCCCCTGGGATACCCCACAGTCGTCACCCATCTTCTTGGCAAGACCGTTGTACCCGATGGCCATCTGCTCTCCATCCCAATCGGTGATGACGCAACCGACGTGGAGTTTCCGGCAGTGCGATCTCTCGCTTGCTGCCCAGGCAATCTTCATGAAGAGTTCGTGTTTGGTTGGTCTCATCTATCCTCCGTCCGTGTTACCACGACAGGGCCCGAAGGCCCCGTCGTGGTGACACCTAGGTATTGCGGCTAGTCCCTGCCGCCCTTGTCGCCCTTGTCACCCTTGTCACCCTTGTCACCCTTCGGGCCCTGGGATCCATCATGGCCATTGTCGCCATGATCGCCCTTGTCGCCCTTGTCGCCCTTGTCGCCGTTCGAGCCATCGTGACCGTTGCTACCGTCGTCGCCGCGATCGCCCTTGTCACCGTCATGACCGTTCTGGCCATCCTCACCGTTCTGACCGTCTTCACCGTTCTCGCCGGTGTCTCCCTTGTCGCCCTTGTCGCCCTTGGGACCACGGTAACCAGGTCGACCATTGCAGACGTAGAGAGTCTCGTCGCCGACTGTCAGTGCGACGCCGACATTGCCGTTGTAAGCCGAGGCGCCGTCACACGGGCCATCGTCTTCACGGTCGTTGGAGATGTACTTGAGCGTGACCGACTTGCCGTCGATGCCGTTCTTTCCAGGAGCACCGTTGGAACCATCGCCGCCACCGTTACCCTGCGGACCTGCAGCGCCCTGAGGACCAGCCGGACCTGCCGGACCAGAGACAGCGACACCTGCCTTGCGGATCTCATTCGACTTGCAGGGCCGAGACTGACCGACACTGCGGACGACTCCGGCAGTCACTCCGGCATCGGGCTTGCCGATGCAGAACGGGCCGGTGAGACGCCGTCCCTGGTCACCGGTCGCGGACGTCGCCACGCCGACAGTGATGAGCATCGCCACAAGTGCGATACCGAGGATGTTCAACTTCTTCACAGCAGTCCTCCTTTGGAGGGGTTGGGATTGACCGTACTTCCTCATCTTAGTACGACTTCGACCTGTGCGTCGTTCTCTGTTCGTCGTACCTCGATGCGGATCTTGTCCTGATCGTAGTCGATCAGAATCTCTGCCTCGTCATATACGTGAGCTGGATATAGATCACAGATACGCCGCATGAGGACTGTCAGCGGTGGGGTGGTGCGGTCCCCTCTCTCGAGCTGGACTGTCGACCTCTGAGGACCGACCTGATCGAGATTGTCCCTTAGTGCCTCGAGTTTCTTGAGGGAGCTTTCTGCCGAAGCAAGAA